GGGTGTTTTTGAGTGGAAGCCGCTCCAGATCAAGATGCGCCTTTTGCCGGGTGATACGGGAGACGCATCCGAGCTTCTCGCGGAACTTGAAGCTGTAGATCTGGTCCAGTCGTTTGAACACGGCGGGAAGCGCTTCGGCGCCATTCGCAATTTTCGCAAGTTCCAAAGGCCGAAGAAGCCGAACGCGGTCCACCCGCTGCCGGAACTCGTGCGCGCTTACGTGGCGTTAGATGACCACGACGCGTCCAATAACGAATGTGACTCCGAAACCGGTTCCGAACCGGTTCCCCACCAGTCGCCCACCGCTGGGGAAAATCTTCTTCAGATGGAGGATGGAGGAGGGAGGAGTAGTAGATCGGATGCTAACGCATCCTCTGTCGCCGGGAGCGACATCGACGCGGCCTTTGCCGAGTGGAACAGCCTGGCTAGGCGGTTGGGTCTGAGGGTTGCGAAGGATTTGACGCCAGAGCGTCGGAGGCAAATCCGCGCCCGCTTGTCGTCGTCCGGCCTTGATGGCTGGCGTGAGGCCCTGGTCGGCGTTGAGCGCAGCGCCCATTGCCAAGGCCAGAACGACCGTGGCTGGCGGGCCGATCTGGACTTCGTTTGCCAGCCGAAATCCTTTCAGCGGCTCCGTGAGGGTTTCTACGGCGACGACGCCAAGCCCGCCGCTCCGCCCGATTGGTCCGCAGCCGTGGACCTCTGGCGAGCCTCCGGCCGGTGGCCGAAGTCGCTAGGCCCGCCTCCAGATCACCCCGAAACCCAAGTCCCCCAACCCCTGAGAGCAGCATGAGCAAGATCACCCCACACAAGCGCGCCGTTGCCGTCACCGGCACCTACACCGACCGGGAGGGCAACGAGAAGAAGCGCTACACGCCGATTGGGACGCTGTTCCGATACGAGGACGGGAACTTCTCGCTGAAGATCGACAGCGTGCCGGTTGGCCCCGGCTGGAACGGGTTTGTGAGCTTCTTCGACCTGGAGGACCGCAAGCCCAACGACGACGCCCATCCGCGCCAAGAACGCACCTACGCCAGCCGTGAGACGGCGACGCTGGACGACGAGATTCCGTTTTGAGCCCGACGCAGCAGGAAACCTACATCATCCGCATGGCCCTTCGCCAAATCGGCCTGTGGGTAGACGACGACTACGCCCGGCGGCTGATTGAGAGGCTGCGTGATGAGCCGCGTTGAGAAGATCGGCGACTGCACGCTCTACCTGGGCGACGCGAAGCAGATCGTTCCGACCCTCGGGGTTGTCGATAGTCTCGCCAGCGATCCGCCGTACGGCATGGCGTTCCGATCCAATCATCGCGAGGTCAAGCACAAGGCTATCGCGAATGATTCGACGACCGATCTGCTGGTATGGGCCTGCGAAATCCCCGTGCGCCATTCGCGCTATGTGTTCTGCCGATGGGACAACCTACAGGACGTTCCGCGCCCGCGTAGCTTGGTTACGTGGGTCAAGAACAACTGGTCAATGGGCGACCTGGAGCATGAGCACGCGCGGCAGACCGAGGTCGCGCTCTTCTACCCAGGCCCAGAGCATGTGTGGCCCCGAGGACGCCCCAACGACGTGATCGTGGCCCCGCGCACGGGGAACGAACATCACCCGACCGAGAAGCCCGTCGTCGTCATGCGCTCAGTGATTAACTGGACGATGGGAACCGTCCTCGACCCCTTTATGGGTAGCGGAACGACAGGTGTTGCTGCGGTCCAAGAGGGCCGACAGTTCATCGGAATCGAGATCGACCCCTCATACTTCGACATCGCCTGCCGTCGCATCGAGGAGGCCTACCGCCAGCCCCGCCTTTTCGAAGAGCCCCAGCCAAAACCCGTTCAGGAGGCTTTCCTTTGACCCTCTGGCGCCTCCTCTACGTCCGCCCTCGCGGCGAAATGCAATATCAGGCGCAGATGGCAGAGCGTCGTCTGGAAAGCTATGTCCCGATGGAAACCGTCTGGATTGGCGAGAAAGAGAAGCGCAAGCCTTCGCCGCGCCCGCTCCTGCCCGGTTACGTCTTCATCAACGTGACTGACTACGAGCTTGCTGATGCGATCCGTCTGCCAGGCGTGCTATACATGATCCGAACCGGAGACCGACCGGCGGAGGTTTCTGGCTTCGTCGCCTCGCTCATGGAAGACGAGCGACGAGGAGCGTTTGACCGCACGCGCCGTGAGCGCAGGGAGATCAAGCGCAAAGGTAAGCCGCTGTCTCCAGGTGAGCGGTTTACCGTCATCAATGGTTCGTTCAAGGGCATGACCGGCGTTGTCATTGGGCGAGCTGGAAAGCACAGCGCCTACGTTGACCTTGAGATGTTTGGGCGCGTATGCAGGTTGGAAGCCGACTACACGGACCTGAAAGTCATATTGGCAGATGATGTGGCGCAGAAGGCGGCATGACCCGCAAGTGCGAGAACTGCCAGTGGTGGGTTGAGAGCCCCGGCGAAGGCCTCTATGGGTTCCCATTGCCTGCGCAATGCCGCGCCGGGCCGCCCCACATGCACGACAACGGCCCGAACGTGTCGCCGAGATACGTAGCCTCGTGGCCGACGACTTGGCCCGAACTTTGGTGCGGCTCCTTCCGCCTTCGTGAAGGGCTGGAGACGGACAACACCACCCCTTGACCTATCCGCAAACACTGGCACTATCCCTTGTGGGGTGGCGCGTCATAGGCGCTATCTGAGGCGGCAGGGCAAGCGCCCATAGTCAGAAATGCTCCACTAGCGAGGAGCCGTCCGGTCAGGCGCAGAGGCGCCCGGCTCCCGAAGAACGCCCGAAATTCCAAGATCGCGCTCTCACCTCGCCTTCCCTGTGGGCGAACACCTCCCGAACCCTCCTGGTGGTGAGAGCGCGAACCCTACGGCTTAAGGCAGTCGAGACCGTCCGGCGGCAGCGCCCCGGCAAGCATCATCTCGACGGCCACGGCCATCGGCCCGCTGATCCGCGTTGTTCCGCGCTCATAGTCGCGAATAGAGGCGCCCGGGTCGCGGCCGGACAGTCGCAAGGCTCTGCCCATTTCGCTCATGCGGAGCGGGCGACCAAGGCCCCACATAGCGCCAAGGGTGGCGCGGGCGGCGTAGAGTTCAGGTCCGGTCATGTGTCGGGCTCCAAAAGGGAAAGGCCCCCGAAGGGGCCTGAAGGCTAGAAGTTTCCGGGAAACTCGGCGTTCCTGATTTCGAGGGCTCGCCGAAAGATCGCCGCGCTGGCTTCATATTTGGCCCGCGTCTTGGCGGCGGCGGTGTAGAACGAGGCGCTTTCGCGGATTTTCGCGGTGGCCATGTGCGTGACGTTCGAGGCGATCAGGCGGGCCGCGATTTCGATTTCGTTGGTCATCTTCGTCTCTCCGTGAGTGGGGCGTCGCCCCGTTGACGACTAGAACTTACGGACAATCCCCGTAGGCGTCAACACCTAAATACAGCGATTGTGCGGATTTTTTCCGGCGTCGCTACAGCCATCGCCCCCGGCACGGCCTCACCCATCGGCATTGCCTTACCCCTGACCGCTGACCGGCGGGCGATACCCCATCAACTTGATAGGATATCAAGATTTCAATGGCCGAACCGAAACAGCGGGGAGGCAAGCGGCCCGGAGCTGGTCGCCCTCCCGGCGCATTGAACAAGGCGAGCAAGGCCGCAAGGGAAATGGCCGAGGCGACGGGTATCACGCCGCTGGAGTTCATGCTTCAGGTCATGCGCGATGAGGAAGCCCCGCGAACCGAGCGTCTGGACATGGCCAAGGCCGCGGCGCCTTACGTGCACGCCCGCCTGTCTGCTGTAGAGGCCAAGGTAGAGGCTGACGTGGCGGCTGTGGTCTCAGCGGTGGAATGGACCATCGTTGATCCTGCGTCCTAGCGTCCCGAGGGTCTTTGCCCCGCTGCTGAAGCCCAAACGCTTCAAGGGCGCCAGAGGGGGGCGGGGATCGGGCAAGAGCCACTTCTTCGGCGAGATGCTGATTGCCGAAGCGGTCGCGCGCCACACGCGGGCGGCGTGTCTGCGTGAGGTGCAGATCAGCATCAAGGACAGCGTTAAGCAGCTCTTGTCCGACAAGATCGACAAGCTGGGCGTGCGCTCGCTGTTCCGGGAGACCGAGACCGAAATCCGGGGGCCGAACGAAAGCCTGTTCATCTTCCGGGGATTGCAGAACCACACGGCGACCTCGATCAAGTCGCTGGAGGGGTTCAACAGGGCATGGATCGAGGAAGCGCAGACGATCAGTCAACGCTCGCTTGATCTCGCCACGCCGACGTTTCGCACGCCCGGTGCTGAAATGTGGTTCTCGTGGAACCCGCTCGCCGAGACCGATCCTGTGGAACGGTTCTTCAACGAGAATGCTGGCGACCCGGACTTTGAGTGCGTCACGGCCAACTGGCAGGACAATCCCTGGTTCAGGGACACGGCGCTCTTTGCCGATATGGAGCGGGACAGGCTCCGCGACCCGGACAAGTATCGCCACATATGGGAAGGACAGTATGTCCGTCTCGGCGAGGCGGCGGTGTTCAAGAACTGGCGCGTGGAAGAGTTCGAGACGCCGCCTGACGCCGTGTTCCGGTTCGGAGCGGATTGGGGCTTCTCGGTCGATCCTACGGTGCTTGTCCGGGCCTATATCATCGGCCGGACGCTGTATGTTGATCAGGAGGCGTGGCAGGTCGGTTGCGAGATCGACAACACGCCCGCCCTGTTTGACCGCGTAGAGGGCTCAAGGAAGTGGACGATCCGCGCTGACAGCAGCAGGCCGGAGACGGTCAGCTATATGCAGCGCAAGGGCTTCAAGATCGTCCCGGCGGTCAAGGGGCCTGGTTCCGTGGAAGACGGGATCGAGTTCCTGAAGTCGTATGACATCGTGGTCCATCCCAGGTGCAAGCGCACCATTCACGAGCTGACCCATTACCGTTTCAAGGAGGACGCCCAGACGGGCGAAATCCTCCCGATCCTTGAGGACAAGGATAACCACGTCATCGACGCGCTGCGTTACGCCTGTGAGGGCCTGCGCCGCGCTCCGAGGCAGACGCCAGCGACGCCCAGCCGCAATCCGCCGGACCTGTGGGGCAGAGCCAAAGAGGAACGCTCTTGGAAAACAGCCTAGAAGGGGGAGGTTACGAGCCGAACCTGCCCGCCCTTCGGCGGATGTTCGAGGAGGCTTCGGACCTCACCAAGACCGCTCGCCTGGAAAGCCGCCGCGACGGCGACTACTACCACGGCTACCAGTGGACCAAGGAGGAGCGCGACGCCCTGCGCAGGCGCGGCCAGCCTGACAGCGTGTTCAACCGCGTTCGGCCTGCCATCAACGGCACGCTAGGTGTTCTCCAGCAGGGGGCGACCGATCCCCGTGCGTATCCGCGCAATCCGGGTGATGAGGACGCGGCGGACGTGGCGTCCAAGGTGCTGCGCTTCGTGGCGGACGAGAACCGCTTTGACGACCTGAAGATGCGCGTGGCCCGGTCCTACTGCATCGAGGGGACCGGCGCGGCGATTGTTGAGGTGGACGAGGACCGCAAGGTCACGATCACCGACATCAACTGGGAAGAGTTCTTCTATGATCCCCGCTCGCGGAGAGAAGACTTCGCAGATGCGCGCTACATGGGCATCGCCAAGTGGTGGTATGCCGACGACGTGGCGCAGCGGTATCCCGACGCCAAAAAGAGCGTTGAGGATGCGCTGGAAGGCTCGATAGGGGCGGTTGACGATACGTTTGAGGACCGGCCGCAGGATGCGTCCAACTCGGTGGCGTGGACCGACCGCAAGAAGCGCCGCGTCATGGTGGTCGAGATTTACCACCGCGAGGGCGACCGCTGGTATCGCTGCGTCTTCCACTCGGGCGGCATCCTTGAGGCTGGCCCGTCTGGCTACCTGAACGAAAAGGGCATCCCGACCAATCCGATTGAAGCGCAGTCGTGCTTCGTGGATCGAGAGAACAACCGCTATGGCCTGGTCCGCGACATGCGCGGGCCGCAGGACGAGATCAACAAACGCCGGTCGAAGCTGCTGCACCTGCTGAACAGCAGCCAAATCCAGGCGGTTGACCCCTCGGCCGTGGAAGTGGACTCGACCACGGCGCGCAAGGAGGCGGCGTCACCGGATGGCGTGATCCCGTTCGGCTGGCAGAAAGTCCCGACGTCGGACGTGGCGGCAGGGCAGGCGCAGCTTCTTCAGGAAGCCAAGGCCGAAATCGAGCGCATGGGGCCGAACCCCGCCATTCTTGGAAGGCAGGGGGAAAGCTCGTCCGGTCGGGCGCAGCTTGTCAGGCAACAGGCCGGGCTCACGGAGCAGGCGATCATCTACGCCGGCATCGAGGCGTGGGAGCTTCGTATCTATCGGCAGATTTGGGCGCGTGTCCGGCAGTTCTGGACGGTTCCCATGTTCATCCGCGTGACCGACGACGAGGGCGCGCCGGAGTTCGTGGGGGTCAACCAGCCGCAGATGGTCGATGGCCCCTATGGGCCGCAGATGGCTGTTGAGAACCAGCTAGCGGCGATGGATGTGGACATCATCCTCGATAGCGTGCCGGACACGGCGAACGTCCAACAGGAGCAATTCCAGACGCTTGTTGAGCTTGCCCGCATGTATGGGCCGCAGGAAGTGCCTTTCGAGGACCTCCTGATGCTGTCCACGATGCAGGGCAAGCGGGACGTCATGGAAAAGCGCAAGGCCCGCCAGGAACAGATGGGCCAGCAACAACAGCGGATGGCCGCCCAGCAAGCGCAGATCGCGCAAGCCGGGGCCGTGGCTGAAATCGAGAACACCCAGGCCGACACGCTGCTGAAGCAGGCGACGGCCGAAAGCAAGATGTTTGACAGTCAGGTCAAGGCCACACAGGCCGTCTGGCAGTCAATGCAACCCGCCGCCGGGGTTACGGGCGCACCGCAGGGCCAAGCGTAAGAGCCGACCGCCGCCGGGTAACGGGCGATTTCGGGACGCCTCCGTCAGGGCGCTAGGGAAACCATGGACAATCTGGACTTTCTGGACGGCTCGCCCGAGCCGCAAGACGTCGCGCCTGTGCAAGAAGCGCAGGACGCTCCCGCCGAGGTCGATACGGCCCCGGAACAGCCGCAGGAAGTGGCTGAAGGGCCGGTGCGTGACGAACAGGGGCGCTTTGCTCCGAAGCAAACGATGGTTCCGCTTTCTGCCCTTGAGCAGGAGCGCGCTCGTCGTCAGGCTGCGGAAGATCGAGCCCGCCAATACGAAAGCCAGCGCGAGATTCCGGACGTCTTCACAGACCCGGAAGCCTTCGCGCTTCACCAGCAGCAACAGGCGCAGAGCATCGCGCTGAACGTCAAGCTGGACCTGTCGGAAGACATGGCGCGCGGCAAACACGGCGACGAAGCCGTTGACGCCGCAAGGGATTGGGCTCTGGCCCGGTTCGCACAGTCGCCCGCCTTTCAACAGGAAGTCCTCGGCCATCGCAATCCCTACGAGCACGTCGTCAGCCTCTACAAGCGCGAGCAACTCCTCGCCAACGTGACGCCGGACGACCTCGAACAATTCCAGGCGTGGAAGGCCGCGAAGGCCAACGCGCTGCAACCGGCGCAAGCCGCTCCCCAACCTGTCCCGCCCCGCTCTATCGCGACGGTCCCCAACGCCGGAGGCGCAAAGCCCGGCGCTGAACCCGTCTACGAGGGCGCGGCGTTCGACGCCATCTTCAGGAAATAAGCAATGGCTGAAGTTACCCTCGCCTCTGCTTCGGAAAAGCAAGTCTTTCTGAAGCAGTATTTCGCCGAGTATGTCCGCGAAAGCGGCTTCAAGCCCTACATGGGCCGTTCGGCGTCCTCGATCATCGTCGCCAAGTATGAGCTTCAGACCGAAGCGGGCAAGACGATCAACATCCCGCTCATCACCCGTCTGACCAGCGACGGCGTGACCGGCTCGACGGTTCTCGACGGCAACGAAGAGGAGCTTGGCAACTACAACTGCGCCATCTCCGTTGACTGGCGCCGCAACGCCGTCCGCGTCCCCAAGTCCACGAGCTACAAGACCGAGATCGACCTGTTCGGCGCGGCCAAGGACATGCTCAAGACCTGGGAAGCCGAAAAGCTCCGCGATGACGTGATCAAGGCGATGCTGTCGGTGGTCACGACCGGCGACACGACCGTCATCCTGGCGGACTCGTCGGCGGCCAACCGCAACGCCTACGCTGCGGCCAACCAGGATCGCCTGCTGTTCGGCAAGCTGCTGTCGAACTACAGCGCCACCTGGGCTACCGCCATCGGCAACATCGACACCACCGATGACAAGTGCACCGTGGCGTCTATGTCGCTGGCCAAGCGTCTGGCCAAGGCTGCTGACCCGCACATCCGGCCGTTCCGGTCGGAGGACGGTCGGGAATATTACGTCGCGTTCCACGGCTCGCGGACCTTCCGCGACCTGAAGGCCGACACCACGATGACGCAGGCGAACCGCGAGGCTCGTGCGCGTGACGTGGGCAGCAACCCGATCTTCCAGGACGGCGACCTGATCTATGACGGCATCATCCACCGTGAAGTGCCGGAGATCGACACCATCGCGGGCGCTGGGACCTACCAACTGGACGGCGTGGGCAATGGCTCGTGCGACGTCCGGCCGGTGTTCGTCTGCGGTCAACAGGCCGTGGGCATCGCCTGGGGTCAGGAGCCGATGATGAAGACCGACCTGACGAAGGACTATTCCTTCCGTCCGGGTGTCGCCATCGAGGAACTGCTGGCGGTCAAGAAGCTGGCCTACAACGGCAAGCAACATGGCATGGTGACGGCGTTCTTCGCCGCTGCCGCAGATTCGTGAGTATGAACTGATCTAGGACGCTTCGCGCCAATAAATGCCCCGAAGTATGCCGCTGATCACCGTTTGGCCTACGCCAAACTTGTCAGCGATACGCTGCTGGGACCAACCTTCGGCGCGAAGCCTCTTGATCTCTGGAAGGTCAGTCTTCGTTAGCTTGGCCCGTCCGTTCTTCTCTCCCCACTGCGGGCGGCGAGGGTCGCGGCCAAGCATTCGGTAGGCGTGGGTCATATTCTCGTTCGGGGTGCAGATTTCCAGATTGGCTAGGCGGTTATCCCGCTTGTCGCCGTTGATATGGTTGATCTGCATCCCAACGGGGATCGGCCCGTTGAACGCCTCCCAAACCAAACGATGGGCCGCGAACGTCTGCTGCACGTTCTGAAAAGACACCGTGTAGTTCAGGTATTCGCGGCGGTAGCCGGGTTTCAACAATCGACCTGAGGGGCGCCCGCCCTGAGTGGTCACGCGTCGGACCCGCCCCTGATCTGAAGCCTCGTAGAGGTCGCTGTACCCAACGACTGGTCTCCAAAGTTCGCTCATGAGCGACTGATAACATTCCGAAAGGCTTAAAACAATGGCTACCCTTACTGCGACGCGGGCCGCTGCTGGCTTCCCCGTCTCCCTGTTCTCCGGCGCTGGCGTGCTTCAGGCCGCTTACGGTTCCTATGACCTCGCGTCGGAACCGGCTGCGGCTGACGTGCTGGAAATCTGCAAGGTTCCGGCTGGTGCGGTGATCCTCGGCGGCTGGCTCCGCATGGAGGACATCGACACCGACGCGACGGAAACCATTGACGTTGACGTCGGCACCTCGGCCGACACCGACGCCTTCGGTAACTTCGGCGTCCAGACGGGCGATGCGGTCGCTGGCTACCTGCCGGAAGGCGGCGTCCTGCTGCCGCTGCACGGCACGTTGAAGGATGGCCCGGTGTCGGTCACGAGCGAAACCACGATCCAGGTGACGTTCGTGGACGATCCGGCGACCTTCACCGCTGGCACCGTTACCGTCGTCGTTCTCTACGTCGCGGGCTAACATGAAGGTCCGGTTTCTCGGCTCGGGTGATCCCGAGGAGACTGGCTCGATGGCTTTCGGCCAGTGGTTCCCGGTCGGTGAATGGGTTTCGACCCACAACGCCAAACTGGCGGGTAATCCTGCCTTTGAGGTGGACGCCGACCGGGACGAGGAGCCGGACCCTTCTGTCGATGACATGAAGGCCGAACTCGACCGGCGCGGGGTGAAGTATCACCACAGGGCCGGACCGGCGAAGCTGAAAGCGATGCTCAATGGCGACCTGTCGTGACATCGTGAAGGCCGCATTTCGTCGGGCCGGGCTTTCCCGTGACCTTGACGAGGTGCGCCCGCGCGAACTGGACCGAGGGATGCAAGTCCTCCAGGACGTTTACCTCGGGCTGGTCGGAACGGGAGCCTTTGGCCGCTTCAAGGACGTGCTTGTGACGGCCGACTACGAGGCCGAAGAGCAAGACCGCATCCTTGTGAACACCGAGGACAATGTAACGATCACCTATCCGCAGACGGTCGAGGATGACTATGCGGAAAACGGCGTCCGGCCCCCAAGGGACGGCGCGGCGATTATCACCACTGATGTGTATTCGACGGATATCGTGGTGCATGTCTATGACAGCACCTATGCCGCGTGGACCCCGATTGAGGGCCTGACCCTTGACAGCTACGCGCCGCTTTCGAGCCGCTACCGTGCGGGTCTTGAGGCGCGGCTGGCTGTTCGTCTTTCCGAGGAGAACGGCGTGCCCGTGACCCCGGAGCTTCGCAGGCAGGAGGCCCAGGGCATCCTCGCCATTGTCAGCCGCTACGACGCTCCCCGCGAGCCCGTGGAAACCCCTTACTTCTAGGAGACCGCTATGCTGGTCCGTGAGATCATCAAGCAGGCCATGCGGTCTGCGGGAGTGCTGGACGCTGGCCACGAGCCGACGCCGCAACAGGCCAACGCCGCGCTTGACGCCCTGAACGGCCTTCAACGCTCGATGTTCGGGGTCGAGGTCGGCCCGCGTCTGGATGCGGAAAGCATGACCGGCGCGACGAGCGGCGTCTATGGCGCCTCGTATCAATGCAAGCTGTCGGCTGGCGCAACGCTGACCTTCCCGGCCAATCCGCAGCCGGGCTGGCGCATCGGCTATACCGACACCGCGTCCAACTTCGGGACCTACAACCTCACCCTGGCCCCGAACAACCGCCTCATTTCAACGGCGGTGGGGACTTACCAGTCCTCGAACGTGACCGTTTCCACGAACGGCGCGACGGCCTCGTATTTCTTCCGCGAGGACGCGGGCTGGACGCTGGAGCAAGACTGGTCGCTGACCGATACGCCTTACTTCCCGGTGAGCTACCACACCGCGCTTGCGGACATGCTGGCGCTGGTCCTGTTCCCGCAATACGAAACCGCCGCTCCGGCGCACCTGATCGCCAACGCCCAGCGCGGGCGTGACGTGTTCATGGAACGCTACAACCCGCGTGCGGCGGCGGCGAAGGCTCGGGGTCCTAGGGTCGCTTAATGCCCCTTCTGCCGCTCGCCGGACAGGCTTACGGGCGCGCGGGTCTTCCAAAGGCCCGGCTGCTCAACATGTATGTGGAGCAGACGCCCGAAGGCCCGACCCCGAACGTCCGGCGGCCTCGCCCTGGCCTGGTGCTGAGTTCTACCATCGGCCTTGGCCCGGTGCGAATGATCGTCACGCATCAGGGATATAGATACGTCATCTCGGGAACGCGGGTTTACCGCGACGGGGTGAATATCGGCATTGTCCCCGCTGGCTTGCAGCCGGTGCGCCATGCGCAGAGCGACGAACAGCTTGTCGTTGTCGTGGAAGGCGCGGCCTATCTGATCGACGCCACGGTGACGCAGATCACCATGCCTGACGCTGACGTTGTGTCGGACGTTGGCTTTGCGAGCGGCCGGTTTATCTACGTCATCGCGAATAGTGGCCAGTATCGGTATTCCGAGGTCGGGGATGCGGAGGACATCGGAAACCTGAACTTCGCCACGGCGGAAAGCGACCCTGACGATACGGTTTCTATCGAGGTTCTAGGGTCTGACGTCCTGTTTTTCGGGGAGAAGTCAACCGAATGGTGGGGGCCGACAGGAAGCGTTGCGGCGCCATTCCAGCGGTATAACGGCCGGCGTTATGACATCGGCTCGGCCGCTCAAAACAGCGCCGTTCGGATGGATAACGGCATATTTTGGGTCGGCACGGCGCAGAGGACCGACCGCACGGACTTGAAGGTCTACCGGACGTCCTCTGTAGCGGAGGTCGTTTCCACCCCTGCGATTGATGCGCTGTTGTCGCAATGCGAGGACATCTCCACGGCCACGGCGATTGAGGTTCCGGCAGAGGGCCGGAGCTTCTACGTCCTGAACATTCCGGGCGTGGCCACGGTTGCCTTTGACGTGCGCGAAAAGACCTGGGGCGAGTGGTCCTCCTATGGGCTGGATAACTTCCGCCTCCAGTGCTTTGACGCTGGGCTCTACGGAGACAGCGCCTCGGGCAAGCTGTGGACGTTTGATACGTCGGTCTGGATGGATGGTTCCGACCCGATCATCCGGGTTTGCTCGGCCTTTGTCCCGGTAACGCAGAAGATGCGGCACACCCGGTTGGAGCTTTACAGCGCGCGGGGCGAGGGCGCGCCGGGGACGGAGCCTGTCGTTGAAATGCGCTACACCGACAGCGACGACTCGGACTGGTGCGACTGGTCCTCGGCGGTTTTGGGTCCGCACGGGGCAAGCGCCCGGATCAGGTGGTTTCAGCTTGGCCAGATCAAGCCGCCCGGACGGGTGATCGAGTTTCGCTGTTCCGATGACGTGCTGTTCGCACCCTATGGCGTGACGGTGAACGAATGACCCCGCTGCTTCCGCCCTGGGGCGAGGACTTCCTGACGGTGACTATCGACGGGAAGCAGGCGCGGGTCGAGATGCCCCTGACCTGGCGGACCTTCCTTGAGCAGCTCGTGGCCCAGCTAGAGGACCACGAGGAGCGCATTGAGGTCTTGGAGCCGTGATTACCGAAAGCCGCGACGTGGCGTTCTGGCGGGAGATCGTCGGCCATCCTGACGTGGCGCATGTGACGTTCGGCCTTCCGTTCGATATCGCCGGACTCGTCGAGCATGAAAGCGTTACGCCGCTGGCTTCGGAGAATGGCGGGTTTCTGTTCTGCCGTCTCGATGGGCTGGGGCGGGTGTTTGAGCTTCACACCATGTTTCGGCCGGAGGGCAGGGGGCGGGAGGTGTCCTCCGCAGCCAAGGAGGCCTTTGCGGAGATGTTCGCCCGTGGCGCGCGGGTCATCACGACCTACGAGGTTCGTGGGTGGGCTGCGCCGCCGCTTTCGTTCGGCTGGAAGGCCGCCGGAGACTTTGCCCCTACGCCGCTTGGCGACGTGCGGACGTGGGTTCTGACGCTGGAAGGCTGGGAAGCCTCTCCGGCGCGAAGGAGGATGCACTAATGCCTGTTGTTGCTGCTGCCGTCATCGCTGGCGGTGCGTCTATCTATGGGGCCAGCCAACAGGCCAACGCCGCCAAGGATGCTGCCCGAGCCTCGAACAAGGCCACGCAAGCCTCTCTTGCCCTGCAAGAGAAGGTGTATAACCAGAACCGCGCCGACCAGGAGCCGTGGCGTCTGGCCGGGGTGGGGGCGCTCGGTCGCCTGCAAAACCCCCTGGCCTCTTTTCAAGCCTCGCCGGACTACAACTTCCGCATGTCTGAGGGCCTGAAGGGGGTCAATCAGAACTTCGCCACGGCGGGGCTTTTGAAGTCCGGTGCGGCGCTGCGAGGCATCAGCGACTACGCGCAGCAGACGGCGGCCGGTGAGTTTGGCGACTGGTGGAACCGTCAATCGGGTCTGGCGGGCCTTGGCCAGACGGCGAACGCCTCCAATCAGCAGGCGGGGCAGGCATACGCCAACAATGCCCAGAACGCCCTGATGACCAACGCGCAAAACCTCGGCTCGTCCTACTACCAGCAGGCGAACGCCTGGTCACAGGGTGTCGGCGGCCTCGGCGGGGCTCTGGCGTGGGGCCTGAATAACCTGCCTTACGGTGGCGGCAAAATCCAGAACAAGGGCTTCTGATGAACGCGCTCGCGGCATTCTCCGACGTTTACGGAACCCTTGAAGGCATGGCGCAGGACCGCGCGCGCCGTGCGGCTGGCAATGCGCTTGCACAAGGCGACTACGGCGGCGCTCAGGCGGCCCTCTACGGGCGCGGCATGATTGCCGAGGGTCAGGGCGTAGGCCGGGAACAGATGGCCATGCAGGACCGTCAGCAAGCCCAGCAACAGCGCCTTACCGAACAGCAGAAGGCAGAGGCGGAACAGCGCGTCGGGTTTCTCCAGCGCGCGACGCAGGCGCTTCGCCGTCTCCCCCCGGAACAGCGTCAGGCGGCCTTGCAGTCGCAGGTTCTGCCCATTCTGAGCCAATACCCCGGCTTCGATGAGCAGATGATCGCCCAGGTGGCGCAATCGGACCTGTCGGACCAGACGCTTGACGGGTTCCTGTCGGTGCTGGGCGAAGAGGCTCGCAAGGCGCAACTGTTTCAGGTCCCGGGCGTCGGCATTGTTCGTGTTCAGCAGGAGGGCGATCCGGGCGTTGCGTTTGAGGCGCCGGTCGATCCGTCCGACGCGCTCAGGGACGACCTGTTGCGCGCCCAGATCGCCGCGACGCAGGCGCAGGTTCCGCTCCGGCAGGCGCAAGCGGCCAAGGCTGCACGGCCTCCGGCGGTGAGGGGGGTGGCGGCTCCGGTTGCCCCAACTGGCGGCCCGAACCTTGACGCCATCGAAGCCGAACTGCGCCGCAGGGGTGTAATCAAATGACCGACCTTCGCTCCATGTCCAATGAGGAGCTTCTGGAGGCATACAAGCGCGCCAAGGCGGCCGCTGCTGGCCCGAAGGCGGCCCCGGCGTGGGGGCCTGGGGCTGTCGAGCTTCCCGATGGGTCTGTTGTTCGCTACGGCCCGCGCGGTGGGACCACGATCCTAAAACGAGGCGGCGGGGCGGACGGTGCGTCTTTGCCGGACCTGACTGGAGAGCAAGGCAAGGCGGCAGGTCTCGCGGGTGAAATGGTGGTTGCCGAGCGCAACTATCAGCGCGCGCGCGAAATGGGATATGATCCCGGCACGACGAGGAACGCTTTTGCGTCTTGGCTTGAATCCCTACCGGCCGGCATAGGGCGCGGGGCGGCGACAGCCGTTCGTGATGACGTGTCGGACCTCGGGTTTGCGTCCGAGCTTCAGTTTTCCGACGCTGCGCTTAAGCTCAAGTCGGGGGCGGCCTCCCCGGAAATGGAAGTTAGCCGGGGCGTGCGTATGTATTTCCCGCGCCCTGGTGAAAACGTCTCGTCTGTCGAGCCCTTCCGCAACAGCGCCCGCGTCGGCGTCTATGAAAACGCCCTGATGCAGGCTGGCCCGGCACGCACGGCGGTCGCCCCGCTTCCGCATCTTCCGGGGCCGGGACAGTCGAAGATCAAGCCTACCGGCCTCACGCCCGCGCAGACCAGCGCCGCGCGTCGGTTCAAGGGGACCAAAGCCCCTTCGGGAACCCAGCAGAACCCCTCAATCCCGACCACCCGCCAGCAATACGAACGCCTCCCGCCTGGAACGGTGTTCATTGACTTCGACGGCCAGATTGTGAGGAAGCGTTGATGCAGCAAGGCACGCTTCGCCGCCCGCAGGACGTCATCTGGAGCGATACGGGCGAGGTCATCCCCGGCAACGACCCGCGCGCCCTTAACTACCGCCAGCTTTCCGCAGTCGGCGCCATCGACACCAGCCAACCGGAGGGAACGCTTCGCAATCCCAAGGTGTTGCGCAGCGCGGGTGATGAAGAGGGCCTTCGCCCGAACGAGGTCTATATGGACCTCAAGGGCCAGGTGCGCTTTGCGCCGACGCGGGAGGACGTTCAGGGCGAGTTCGGCGACAGTCCCGACGCGATGCGCCTCACCGGGCCGCAGACGGGGCGGTTGACTGACATCCCGCTGTGGCAATTCCAGCTCAACCCGTCCGAACAGTCGCGGATTGAGGTTATCCAGCGCAACATTCCCGATGCGGAGTTCTCCCGAACCCCTGACGGTCGCGTTGTTGTTCGCGTCGGCCAAGGCCCGTGGCGCTACATGAACGCGCCGGGCGTGTCTGGTCAGGACATCGGGGACTTTCTGACGCAAGGCGTCCTCTACGCGCCGACCGGCATTGCCGCCAGAGGGGCCACAACGCTAGGCCAAGGGGTCTTGAGGACCGGAACCGCCAGCGCGGGCGTTTCGGCATTGCAGGACGTCGCCACGGGCCAGCCGATTGACCCAGTGAAAGCGGGACTGGCGTTTGCCGGTGGCGCTGGCGGCGAATATCTCGGCGCGGCGGTCGGCGGCCTTGCGCGGGCTACGGGGCAGGCCGTCCCGCAGCCGGTGCGCAATGCCTTGGCCCCTGCGATTGACGATGCGCGCCGCGCGGTCGGCCAATCCTTTGGGGCTGACGCGCGGGCGTCGGTGCAGAACCCTCTTGCGCAAATCCCCGTCTCGCGGGGCCAGCAGACCGGCAACTATGGACAGATAGCCTTCGAGCAGGCCGCCGCCCGTGGCGCGCGGGGTGAAGAGGCGTCCAACATCATGCGCGGCTTCTTCGATGAACAAGCCGTCGCTGTGCGCTCTGTCGGCCGCAACATGGCGGGCTCCGAAACGGTCCCCTCGATCCCGGCGGCGGGTCGCGTGGTTCAGCAGGGCGTCCGCGATGCACAAGTCGCCGCGAAGGCGCGGGTTGATGATGCCTATGACCTCATTCGCCAATCCGATGCGATGGTGTCCGCCCCGAACATTGCCAAGCTGCCGGAGCGCATCCGAGCGCGGCTGGAGGAGGATTTCTTCTCCCCGGAGGTGATGACCAGCCTGAACCCTCGCACGACCCGCATTTTCGGGGAGATCGAGCGGCTGGCGAAGTCTGCGCCGGACAAGGACTATTCGCTTCCGGTGGCGGGTCTTGAGCGTGTCCGGCAGGCCCTCAACGCCGCCCGCGCCACGGCTCAGGGCAACGATCAGACCGCCCTTGGCATCGCCAAGAGGGAGTTTGACGCCTGGCTTGGCGAGACCGTAGACCAGGGCTTGATGAAGGGCGATCCAAACGTCATCGCCATGCTCAAGAACGCGCGGGGGCTCCATGCCGACTACCGCGCCACGTTCGGCGGCGGGCGCGCGAACAACGGCGCACAACGGTTGATGCAGCGCCTTATTTCAGCCAACGCTAACGAAACCGACGCGGCCAACCTGCTGTTTGGTCAGGCCCAACTCGGCGGGACGGGAGAAACCGTCCAGTTCGTGCGGATGGTCAAGAAGGTGGCGCAGAGCAAGGAAGTCGTTGACGCCTTGCGCGAGGGCGCTGTGATGCGCCTTCTTGGCCGCATGGATCGGCAGGCGGGCGGCGGCGCGACCAACCTTAACTATAAGGTCATTGCTGATGATTGGGCGGAAGCCCTCGACGGCAAGGCCGCCCCGCTGATGCGCGAACTGTTCACGCCGCAGGAAATCGCAGAGATGCGGCGCTTTGTCGGTCAGGTTCGCCGACTGGCCCCGCCGGAGGGAGCGGTCAACCGCTCTGGAACCGGCTATGAAATGGGCCGCATGGCTAGTCAGCTTCTTGGGAAGCTGAAAATCCTCGCCCCGGCTCTGAAGGCGATGGACGATGCGTCAAACGCGACGCGGGCGCAGACGGCAGTTGCGCCGGGTGCTCCGCTGCCTCGCCTTCCTGGCGCGGGACCGGCTGGCGGCGGTCTTGGGGCCGCTTCAGGCGGTGAGAAAGCCAACGTAGAGCAGCCGCGACAATAGCGTCCATGTCGGCCTGAGTAAGGCCACGCCCCGTCACCTGGCGGAACCTGAGGTCAAACAAGAAGCACAGCAGAGCAAAGCCACCGGCCCATAACGCAGGGACGATGTAGGGCGAGTCTGCCGGGTTCAGGAACATTCGACCTTCGTAACACGGCCCTCCCGGCCTGGGGAGACCCCATGCAAGCATACCAACTCGGCCAGCGGTTCACGACCGCCGGGCTCCCCCTCAATGGGGGCAAGGCTTATTTCTACCTCACGACCACCACGACCCTTGAGGACGTCTTTGAAGACGACGGCCTGACTACGCCTCTGGCTAACCCGGTGGTGGCGGACAGCGCCGGATTCTTCCCTGAACTGGTCTATCTCGATCCGACCAAGGCTTACCGCCTGATCCTGAAGACCTCGGCGGACGTCACGATCTTTGACGCCGACCCGATCAACGGCGTTGAGGGCTCTACCGGCGTTGGAACGGCGGATATCATCGACGAAGCCGTGACCGCCGCCAAGCTGGGTCCGACGGCTATCGAGGACAAGCTGGGTTTTACCCCGCAAGAGGACTTCACCGCCCTCACGGCGCATGAAATCAACGTCCTGCTGAAGCGCGTCGGCACGGTCGAGGCTTACTTCGGGTCCACGGCTCCTTCAGGGGCCTTGCTCTGCAACGGCGGAACCATCGGCTCGGCGTCTTCGGGGGCGTCGGCCCTGGCGAGCGCGGATGCGTCGGACCTGTTCGCCTTGCTGTGGAATTGGGCCAACGCCAATAGCGCCATTCTGGATAGCGCGGGGTCTGCTTCTAGTCGTGGAGCCAGCGCTGCCGCTGACTTTGCCGCGAACAAGCGCCTGACCCTGCCGGACCTTCGGGGCGAGTTCATCCGGGGCTTGGACCTCTCGCGGGGTATCGACGCCGCGCGGGCCATTGGTTCGGCGCAGTCGCAGCAGATCGGCACGCACAGCCATGACGTCCGCCACGCCACGTCCGGCGGCTCGGCGAATGACACCACTACAAACGGCGGGGTCATGACCGACAGCGTAACCGCCGCGAACGTCGATTGGGCCGTCCTGAACACCGGAACCGGCATCGGCTCCGAAAACCGCCCCCGCAACATCGCCCTTACCTACATTGTGAGATACTGATGGCCATCACCGTTGTTGTTCCCGAGCGCGACGGCGGCTCGGCGGATGAAATCGCGACCGCCGTTGAGGCGTGCCAGTCCGCCGTTTCCGAATGTCAGTCTTACGCGGCGCTGCTGGAAAGCGTTGATACGCAAAACGCGATTGAACTCACGACGCGGATCAGCACCGAGGAAGTGGCCCGCGCTTCGGACGACACATCGCTGACGAGCCGCATCAGCACCGAGGAGGCCACTCGCGGGACGGCTGACACCAGCCTCACGACTCGCCTTTCGTCAGAAGAGGTCGTAAGGGCCTCTGCCGATACGTCTCTGACGACGCGCCTGAGCGCCGAGGAGACGACCCGCGCCTCGGCCGACACGTCACTGACCACCCGCCTGAGCGCGGAGGAGGTCGCCCGCGCCTCGGCAGACACGTCCCTGACCTCGCGCGTCAGCACGGTCGAGGCCGGCTACCTGCCCACGTCCGGCGGCGTGCTGACCGGCGCTCTGCGCGTCATCGCCGGGGTCGCTCTGGCTGTGGGCCTGGCGGTCGGCGCGGACGCGGGGACCGGGCTCTATGCGCCGGCGTCGCAGCAACTCGGCATCGCGGCGGGTGGCCAGAACGTCGCCACCTTCGAGGCGGGCATCGCCACGGTTGCCGGGGTGGTCAAGCCGGACGCGGACGCGACGCGGGATTTGGGGACGGTCTCGGCGCGTTGGCGGGATGCGTTCCTGTCGCGCGATCTCTACCTGGGGCAAATCCAACTACGAGGCCAAGGCGCGTCGAGCTTTATCCAGAACGCGCAATACAACACACTCGAAGCCGGCCTGACGACCGGCGTCCTGATGGGTGGCAATGCCACCTATGGCAACTTGATCGGGTCAACCGGCCTGCCAACGGGGCCGGACTGGACGCCGAGCGGCTGGTCCGCCGACAGCGGCTATGTGGCCGGCAGCGCCACGGTCGCGCAAATCCTCGGCGGTCACGACAACATCGTCAACCAGACTGCCGGGATCATCGTCGGCGGCGGCCACAACTTCGTTAAGTATAATGCTGGTGGCCACTCTGTAATCGTCGGTGGGAGCTACCAAGTAAATCAGGGGCAGTATTGCTTTATCGGCGGCGGCCGCCGAAACACAATCATCGGCAACAGTTCGGCGTTTAGCTTTATCGGCGGGGCCGAAGACGTCAACATAGTCGGCAGTTGGTCGGGCGTCGCGTCCGGCAGCGATATCGACATAACCGGCGACTATTCTTTTGCCGCTGGGGCCGGACACCGCGTCGGCGCGCGCTCATTCATAACTGGGAACAACGTCAGCGCGGCTTCATACAATGGCGTAACGGCGTTTACAGACTCGACGCTCACGACACTGACTGTCGGAGCGCACGATGTCTTTGTCGCCAGGTTCGCCAACGGCTATCGCCTGATCGGCGGCAAGGTGGCGATTGGTGCAACAGATTGGACGCCCTCTCGCCAACTGGAGGTGAGGGGCGGGGTTGCCTTGTCCAATGCTGACGACACGGGAGCCTTCTATTTCTTGGCGGGCGCGTCGGTAAACAGCCTCTATTCGCGGGCGGGTCATTCTTCGAGCACGCCTATAGCCCTCGATGTTTATATGGGCTCTAGCCGCGCGCTTACACTGACGACGACTAACCGCCTTGGCGTCGGGACAAATTCCCCCGTCGCGCTGCTGGAGGTGGCTGGCACTTTTGTTGCTCGCCCGGGGGGCTCCGCGCCCTCGCTGACCGTTAACGGTCAAGTCACGTGGGAGCTTACCAGCGACACAACGCTGACGTTCAAAGCGCGCGGATCGGACGGCGTTACGCGAAGCGGCGCCGTGACGCTGGCCTAAGCGATGGCCCTGAAACCCTCCGGCCGGAAGCGGCCGGGACCACCGACCCTGCAACAACTGAGGGACCGAAAGACCATGAGCAAGATCAACCTCAACGCCCCGCTGCTGACCCGTGCGGGCGACCCGGCCAAGCGCGAGGGCGGCCAGACCCAGACCACCGGCCTGCTGCTGCTGGACCTCGTCGACGTGCTTCTCCCCGACGACGACAAGTCCGAACGCAAGCTCAAGCTCGTCCGCCTGGGGATGCGGATCGAAAGCGCGCTCGAGGCCGGCGAGATCGAGTTGAGCAAGGCCGACTGCACCCTGCTGCTCGAGCGGGCGGCCAAGTGCACCAACGCGCTCGCCTATGGCCACCTCGTGCGGGTGCTCGATCCCGAGCAGCTGAAGGCCGACGCGTAAGCCGATGCGCGCCGCTCGCCGCCGGGATCTCCGGCTCGCCCTGGTCCTGGCGGCGGCGCTCTGGGCGGGCGTGATCGCGCTCGCTATTTTCCTACAGTAGCGGAGGCCCCCCGATGGCCGATCAACCGCCCGAGCCCGTAGTGGCCGGGATCAAGTTGCTGGCGTCCTTCGGGCCGGGAGCGGCGGGGACGGTGCTAGCGTTGATGCTAGCGCAAAATCTGACATGGCGCGGGGTTCTGGTATCAGCCTTTGCGGGGCTGGCGTGCGTGCTCCTCGTGGCCCCAGCTCTGACTGTGATTGCCGGGGAGGTCTGGCCGTGGGGCAATATGCCGACGGCGATAGTGAACCTCATCGGGTTCATCTGTGGCTTGATCGGCATGGCCTTTACCAGCGGTCTCGTTCAGGCGGCTGCGCAATACAGCAAGAACCCCCTCGCGTGGGTGCGGGTCAAGCTGGGGCCGGTCGAAATCGGGGAGCCTGAAAAGTGATCTGGCTCGCGCTCTCCGCAATCGCGGGGGTGGTGGTGGTCGGGG